TAGGTTTAGTAGGAGTTGAAGGACAAGCAGTACAAGAAACATTATTAAAGGTACAATCTGCAATGGCTTTGTCTCAAGGACTTCAAGGTATTGGAGAAGCTAAAGATTCATTTGTACAATTAGGTGGTGTAATCAAAGATTCTTGGAAGGGATTAATGATTGCAATTGGAGTAAAACAAAAAGATGTAGTTGTTACAAATGCACAAAAAGCTGGAACTATTGAACAAATTGCATTAACTGAAGGTCAAAAAATAGCTACTGAAGAAGCCACTATTGCTCAAGAAGGTTTAAATACTGCAGTAGCATTAAATCCTTATGTTCTTATAGGAATAGCAATAGCTGCAATTATTGGAGTAGTTTATGCATTTAGAAATGAAATAACAAAAGCATTTGCATTCTTTGATAAGCTAGGCCCTAAAACAAAAATAGCAGTTGGAATAATTATGATAGCATTTGCTCCTTTATTAGTTGTTATTTATGGAGTATTTAAAGCATTAGAAGCGCTTGGATTAAAAGACGATGCCAACACTATACAAATGAAAGAGAATGCTGCTAAAAGAACTGCAGCAATAAATAAAGAAGCCGATAAAAATATTGAAAATCTAAAGAAAATTCAAAAAATAAAAAGTGATGGGTTTGATTATGAAATTAGATTAGCTGAAGCAAGTGGTAAAAATACTGAAAACCTAGAGAAAAGAAAAAGAATGGCTGCCTATATGACAGGACTTGCTATATTTAAAGAACAAAAAAGAAAAGAGAAGGCGGATATTGATGAATATAGAATGTATAAAAAAATGGGCCAAGCAGATGATGAAAGAGCTCAGAAATTATTAAAGAATATTAAAAAAATAAGAGGTGAACAATATCAACAATATTTAGCTAATAAAAAAATAGCTGAGGATACAAAAGTAGCAGAAGCTGAACAGGCTAAAGCAGCTGCAGATGCTTATAGAGAAAAAAGAAAAGCACAAATTGATGCAGTCAACGGATTAAAAGCAGAGCTTGAAGCAGTAAGATTAGAAAATGTAGCGGCATCTAAAACAGCATTAAAAAGAGATCTTGACGCAGTAGATACTAAATATGATTTACTTAAGCAAAGAGCAATCAATAATAAATTAGATTATACTGAAATTGAAAAGGCAAGAGTTAGAGAAATAGACGCTATAAATAAAGCTGACGCGGCAAGTAAATTAGAAGCAGAAAAGAAATTAATGGCTGATATGAAAGCTATTGATGATGCTGACTGGAATGAGCGTAAAAACCAAATTGAAATTAAAAACAAATATATTGTTGATGACGATGAGAGAGCGAGGGCAAATGTTAAATTAAATTTAGACGAGGAGTTAGTTACGCTACAAAATCAACTTGATGCTAAGCAAATTACACAAGAAGAATATGATAAATATACTAAAATAGCAGCGGCAAGAAGTGCTGAAGAAATCGTTGCAATAAATAAAACTGCAGGAGATAAAGACCTTGCTAATAAAAAATTAGTTGAAGACCACAAGAGAGAGTTATTAGAACAAGGATTAAATCTTGCATCTCAAGGTTTTGCTTTACTTGCTCAATTAGGTGAGAAAAATAAAAAAATTCAAAAAGCATCAGTTCTTGGTGAATCTGCAATAGGTATTGCAAAAATGATTATATCAAATAAACAAGCTAACATAGCTGCATTAGCAACACCACTAGCAGCATTAACTGAAGGAGCATCTGCAGTTCCTGTAATCGCAATGAATAACATTTCAACAGGATTGGGAATAGCGGCAAACATAGCTGCAACAGCTAAAGCAGTTCAAGCATTAGGTGGAGGTGGAGCTTCTAGCGGAGGAGGCGGAATAGGCGGAGGTGGAGGTGCAGGAGGTGGAGCAGGAAGTGGAGCAGGTGGTGGAGTTGTATCTCCTACTTTTAATGTTGTAGGTAATAATGGAATAAATCAACTTGCACAACTTCAGCAACAACCTGTACAAGCATTTGTAGTAAGCGGAGAAGTAACCTCAGCTCAAGCGTTGGATAGAAATAGAATTAAAAATGCAACACTTTAACAAAAATTAAATTAAATATATATGAAAATTGTAGAGTTAATAATAGACGAAAAAGATTCTTTAAGTGGAATTGATGCAGTTTCTGTTGTAGAAAATCCTGCAATAGAAGAAAACTTTATTGCCTTATCAAAACACGAAGTTGAACTTAAAGAAATTGATACTGAAAAGAAAATTCTTATGGGTGCAGCATTAGTGCCTAATAAACAAATCTATAGACGCAACGATAAGAACGAAGAATACTATATTTTCTTTAGTGAAGATACAATCCGTAGAGCATCTGAATTATTCTTAATGAACTCTAATCAAAATAACGCAACATACGAACACGATCAAAAGTTAAAAGGATTGACGGTTGTAGAGTCTTGGATTATAGAAGACCTTGAACAAGACAAGTCAAAGAAGTACGGATTTAGTTTACCTGTTGGAACTTGGATGATTTCAATGAAAGTAAACAACGAGGATGTTTGGGCGAAAGTAAAAGACGGAAGCGTAAAAGGATTTTCAATTGAGGGTTACTTTGCTGATAAATTAGAAATGAGTTTACAAGATGAAGAATTAATAAACCAAATTAAACAAATAATAATAGAAAATGAAAACAACTAAAGAATTAATTATTGCAGATATTACTGCAAAAGTAGAAGCAAAGTTAGCTAACCAAAAAGTAGAATTAGCTTCTTTACAAGGGGTTATAAAATTAGATGATGCAGCTTTTAAATTAAAAGATAAATCACTTGCGGTAACACAAAAGGTAAAAGAATCATTATCAATTGCTATAAGTAATTTAGGTCAAACTGTAAGTGCATTTGAGAAGGTTATTGCAGAAGTAAATGCGTTAGAAAAATCAGCTAAAGATTTAGGTATTGCTTTACCAAATGATGCAAGAATTTCAAGAGATTCAGCCTCAAGAGAAATAAGTCAAAATAATGATTTAAAAAATAAATTAAGTTCTTTAAAATTTTAAATAAAAAACAAAGCAATTTAAATTTTTAAACTATGAAGACACCAAGTAAAACATCACCTAAAGGTGGTAAGCGTGGATGCTTATGCTCTAACGGAACATACTCAAGTAAATGTTGCGATGGTAGTTTACAGGCTCAAGGAATTGGTTCAATTACAGGAGTTGATTTAGTAACAACTACAACCAATGGTGGGACAAGAGTTATTGTGCGTAATAACGGATAAAAATACAACAGAATATAAACAAGTTAATTTAATATAAAAACAAATCAAATATGAAAACAAGCGTAATTAATCAAATCAAAACTCTTTTAGGAATGGAAGTAAGTTTAGAGCAAATGAAGATGGCTGACGGAGTAACCGTTATTGAAGCTGACAAATTCGAAATGGACAACGAAGTATTTGTTGTTACACCAGATGAGCAAAAGATACCAGTTCCAGTTGGAGAATATGAATTAGAAAATGGAATGATTTTAGTTGTAGAAGTAGAAGGAATTATTGCTGATGTAAAAGACGCTCCTGCTACTGAAGAAGTTGCTCCTGAAGATGAGGTTGCTCCCGAAGTACCTGTTGCTGCTGCTGAAGAAGTTGTTGCTCCTAAAAAGACAATTGAATCAGTAGTTAAAGAAACTTTCTTTGCTGAAATTGAAGTACTTAAAAACGAAAATATTGAATTGAAAGCACAATTAGAAAAACTTTCGGCAGTTAAAACTACTAGCGACAATGTCGTAGAACTTGCAGAAGAAGTTAAGCCAATTGCTTTTAATCCTGAAAACGAAACTAAAGTAGAAATGTTCAAAATTTCTACTAAAAGAAATCGTGGAATTATGGATTCAATCCTAGAAAAAATTAACAAATAATATTAACTAAACAAAAAACATTTTAAAAAATGGCTACTACAACATCAATTACTACAACTTACGCAGGTGAGTTCGCAGGAAAATACATCGCAGCTGCGTTGTTATCTGCACCAACATTAGAGAAAGGTGGAATGACTATCCTTCCTAACGTAAAATATAAGCAAGTTCTTAAGAGAGTTGGAACTGATGAGATCGTTAAAGATGCATCTTGTGACTTTACTGCAACTTCAACTTTGACACTTACTGAAAAAATTATTCAACCTGAAGAATTTCAAGTTAACTTACAATTGTGTAAGAAAGATTTCAAATCGGATTGGGATGCTTTATCTATGGGTTATTCTGCATTCGATACTTTACCTAAAAACTTCGCTGATTTCTTAATCGGACACGTTTCTGCTAAAGTTGCTGCTGCAATGGAGACTACAATTTGGACAGGAGTTAATGCTACTGCAGGTCAATTTGCAGGTATTATGACACAATTGTTAACTGAAGCTGCTCAACCATCTGCTCAAGAGATTGCAGGTACTACTGTAACTGCTGCTAACGTTGTTACTGAATTAGGTAAAATTGTTGATGCTCTTCCTGCATCTTTGTACGGAAAAGAAGATTTAACTCTTTATGTATCTAACAACATTTATCGTGCTTATGTTCGTGCATTAGGTGGTTTTGCTGCTGCAGGTGTAGGTGCAAATGGTTATGATAACAAAGGAACTAACCAAGTTTTAGGTGACCTTTTCTTTGACGGAGTTCGTGTATTCTTAGCTAACGGATTAGCTGCTAACACTGCTTTGTTAACTCCAACTTCTAATCTTTACTTTGGTACAGGTTTATTGAATGATATGAACCAAGTTAAAGTTTTAGATATGGCTGATATGGACGGTTCTGAAAATGTTAGAGTTGTTATGCGATTCACTGCTGATGCTAAATATGGTTTTGCAACTGATTTAGTATCTTACGGAATAACTAACGCATCTAACTAATAACTAATAAAAATTAAAAGAAAGGGGAGGTAAAGCGCCTTCCCTTTTTTATTTAAAAACAATTTAAAAAAAACACGATATGAGCTGCGATATAGCAAACGGAAGACTTGAGCAATGCAAGGATAGCATTTCAGGATTAGACAGTATTTATTTTATCAATTTTGGTGCTTACAATCCCGATTCTTCAATCGGTGGTGGTGACATCGTTTATTCAGTAGTTGCAGGTTACGAAGACCAAATTACTGCAATCAATGGAGTTTCTGAAGTATTTAAATACGAATTAAAAGGTAACAACTCTTTTGAAACTGCAATCAATTCTTCAAGAGAAAACGGAACAACTTTCTTTGAACAAACTTTAACAGTTCAGTTTAAAAGACAAGACCCATTAACTCACAAGAATATTAAGATGTTAGCTTATGGAAGACCAAACATTATTGTAAGAACAAGAGGAAACCAATTCTTTCTTGCAGGTTTACATTTCGGTATGGATGTAAGTGCAGGTACAGTTTCAACTGGTTCTGCAATGGGTGATTTCAATGGTTACGGATTGACATTTATGGGAGCAGAAATGAGTCCTGCAAATTTCTTGAATTGTGCTACTGAAGGTGAACTTATCACTTTGTTAGATGGTGCAACTGTTACTACTGACTAATACTTTTTGAATAGGTTAAAATTAGGGTGGCTATATGGCTGCCCTTTTTTTGTGAAACAAATTAAGCAAAAGTTAATTTAATATATAAGATGATTATTTTAACAACTGAGAATGTACTAACACAAACTTTTCCTTTAATTACTAGAGGAGGAACGCTTACTGATATAGTATTAAAAGATGAACAAACAAATGTAGAAATACCTTTAAGTTATACAACAACTCAAGAAAGCTATTATACAATTATACAATCAATTTTTAACTTGGTAGAAAATCATTTTTACACTTTGACTTGTTTTAATGATAGCGAAATAATATACAGGGATAAAGTATTTTGTACTGATCAACCAATAGTAACATTTAGCGTGAATAACGGACAATATACAAGCAACACTACAACAAATGAATTTATAGTTTATGAGTAACATACACATACATAATTTAAGCGCATACACAACACCTTTAATTCAAGAATCTAAGCGTGATGAGTGGGTTGAATTTGGAGAAGACAATAATTACTTTCAGTTTTTAATTGACCGATACACGAATTCAACAACGAATAATGCCATAATAAACAATATTAGCAGATTAGTTTATGGACAAGGATTGGTTGCGTTAGATGCTTCTAAAAAGCCAAGTGAATATGCGCAAATGATGACATTAT